TCGCTCTGTCGCCTGACGGTGTTGACCTGCTCTGTCAGGTGTGCGATGTCATGTGGTCGAGTGACGCTGGTGTCGACTGTTGGTTGTGCGACTCGACTGGTGTCACGCTCTCGTTCGTACCGGTCACGGCAGATGATCTAGCCGACCTACGACTCGCTCGCATCAGAGCACGATCCGAGTACGTCGACCAGTAGTCGACGACTCGACCTGTCACAAAGTACCTGCTAGATCGGTATGGCGTGATTAGTACAACCGGCGTGATACACTGTCACTTGTGGAAGTCCAATCAACCAACAAGGAGACAGCAGTGACCACGAAGCAGACAGTCAACGTGATGGGAATGGTGCGAGACATTCTCGTCGACTTCGATCTCGCACACACCGGTATCGAAGCACCGAGTGTGTGGGGCGATGCGAAGGACATGAAGTCGGGACGCAAGATCGTCGTCGACAAGATCGAGGCGGCAGAGATGGCGTCGTACATCGTCAAGGCCCGAGAGTGGGCGAGCGTCGCTGGTGTGTTCAAGGACTCACAGCGTAAGTCGAACGTGATGCGACACTCGTCGAGGATCGCACAACAGTTGGCAGACATCGCCGGTGTCGACATGACGATCCCGACGTCGACTCGCAAGAAGGTCGACGAGAACGGCGAGCAGGTGCGGCCGCAGTTGCCGACCGAGATCGTCGACGATCTTGAGACTGGTGATCTCATCACGGTCGTGCGACACGTGACCCGATGGGGTCTCGACAAGATCGACACGTTCCCGGCACGAGTCAAGGGTCGAGCGGTCAACGGTGACTACTGGGTGACCAGTCTCGACGACATGACCTGTCGTGCCTGCCGACCGAACGAGGTCATCATCACGAGTCGAGCACGACTGGCGGTGGCGTCGTGAGGCGTCAGTACGTCGAACTCGATCTGGGTGACGGTCGTCGAGTCCAAGCAGTCCAGACCACCGCAGGCGTGTACCACGCAGTCAGTAGCGACAACGGTCGCACGTGGTGGGGACACGGTACGAACATCGACGAGACGATCGACGAGTTCGTCAAGCGTTACCAGACCACCGATCAGACCTGATCGAATACACCCCGATCGCCGTACCGGTCATCACTCAACAGTTACGATGACCGGTACACCGATCGGTGTAACACCCCCGACGTACAATCCCCGACAACAACACAGACAGGAGACCACCACCCATGACCACCCTCGACGAACTCAGTCAACGATTGAGTGAGACACAACCACTCATCAGCGGTCTGATGCTCGACATCGACAAGGCCATCCCCGAGATGAGCATCGAGCAGGCGTACGAACTCAAGTCGTGGATCGACGAGTTCCGCAACGTGCTCTCGGTACTCGGCAAGGCCGTCGACGCACACATGACCACGCTCGTACCGAAAGACAAGAAGGAACTCGTCTGGCAGTACGGCAACCGCACCTACCGAACCGAAGTCAGGTTCTCGGCAGTGCGTACACAGATCGCCAAGGACGATCTGCTGAAGGCAGTCAAGGCTTCGGCACGAGTCCTCGACGAGTCGACCGGTGAAGTCACCGTCGACAACAACCGACTGATCGAGATCATCGAGAAGTCGTATCGCTTTGAGCCTCGTTGGACAGAGATCAAGGGTCTCGGTATCGACCCTGACGAGTTCTGCTCGACGAAGTACGAGGCGAAGGTCAGTACCAGCATCATCGACACTGAACAGGAGCAGTGATGGCAACCAAGAAGAAAGCACCGACCACCAAGCGGCCTCGCAAGAAGTCGCTCACCGTCGCACAGGGTCGTCAACCCAAGCGACCGCTACAAGCGTTGCGAGCGTTCACCGACGCTGAGTGGCGACACATCGAGTCGAGCGTCGAGACGTTCGACCCGGACAACATCAGCGAGACACCGATCGATCACTGGACGTCGTATCTCGACCACGACATCAACATCGTCGGCAAGTACGTCAAGCGAGTCGGCTGGACGGCACACGCCTTCGCCTACCCTCTCGTCACCAAGCGAGGCATCACCACACCGGACACCGACCGTGAGATCGATCTCGGCAGACTCGGTGTACTCAGCAGTGGTCAACGGACCTACAAGGTCAGCGTGTCGATCGACGACATCGAGATCACAGCGAGCGACTCGGCAACGGCGATCAGTCAAGCGAGGTCGCTCATCGCAAGTGGCGACGTCAAGATCGACGTCGTGTGCGAGGCGATGTCGTGAGCATCGAGCCGATCGTCACGACGACAGGTACGACCGGGACCGTGATGGTCCCGGTCGTACACCACAACGACACAGCGATGTCGTTCGACCTGCTGGTGCGTCAGGCCGACGTGCTCGCCTCGTCGAGGATCATCCCTCGTGCGTACCAGAACCGACCGGCAGACGTGATTGCGGCAGGTCTGGCAGGCTTCGCCTTCGGGTGGGACGTGATGACCTCGTTGCGTAACTACCACGTGATCGAAGGTACGGCGTCACTGCGACCCGAGGCCATGCTCGGTCTCGTGCGACGATCTGGTCACAGTGTCCAGTTGGCAGTGTTCGACGCAGTTCGTGATGAACTGCCTGTCAGGGTCGCAAAGGCGACAGGTCGACGTCGAGACAACGGTGACGAGCACATCGCAGAGTTCGACACCATCGACGCCAAGCGAGCAGGTCTGATCAACAAGAACAACTGGAAGCAGTACGAGGACGCCATGCTCACATGGCGAGCAGTGTCAGCACTGTGTCGTGTGCTGTTCCCCGACGTCGTTCTCGGTGCTGGTTACGTACCTGAGGAACTCGGTGCGACGGTGACCGCAACCGGCGAGATCGTCGAGGCCGACCCGTTCGCACCGGTGTTGATCCCGTCGAGTCAGGCCAAGACCGCAGTCCTCAACGCTTGTGATGGGGACAAAGATCGAGCACGATCAGTGTGGGGAGACCGAGGATCGAACTCGGTCACACAAGACGAACTCGATCAGATGATTGCGACGATCACGACCACACCGGTCGAGCAGATCGTCGACGCAGAGATCGTCGAGTCATCAGACTCGATCGAACAGCAGGCGATCAGCAACGTGTTGCTCGCCTTCGACATGACAGAACAGGAGACAGATCATGATCAACCCGAGTGAACGTCAACCGACGTGGCGTCGAGCAGGCACGAACGTGTCAGGACTCTCGATCCCCGACGCTCTCGACGCAGGTGGCATCGGCTTCACGGTCGGTATCAAGCCGCTGACGGCGATGTACCACGACGACGACACGATGACCGACGTCATCGAGGACGTGCGTGGGTATCAGTTGACCTACCGACAGGACAATCTCAAGCCGATCGCACCTGTGGGTCAGCGATACCACGTCGTTCAGACCGTCGAGGCGACAGGTCTCATCGAGGAGATGACCGCCGCTGGTTGGTCACCTGAGTTCGCTGGTGTCATCAAGAAGGGTCGAGCGGTGTTCATGGCCGGTCGACTCGACTTCGACACCACGACTCACGAGATCGACCCGTACCTGTGCTTCGTCAACTCGTTCGATGGGTCGAGTGGTCTGAAGTTCGCTTGTACTCCGTATCGACCGGTGTGTACGAACGCTGTGCGAGCGGTGTTCAATCGACGTGGTGCGAAGCCTGTGGTGTCGTTGCGACACACCAGCAACGTGCTCAAGCGAGCCGAGACCGTACGTGAACTGCTCGGACTGTCCAAGGCGTACTACCACTATCTCGACAACCAGATCGAGAAGTTGATGACCTTGACTCTCGACGATCGAAAGATCGAGCAGGCACTCGACATCGTTGCGCCGATCACACCTGATCTGCCTGAGCACGTACTCAACCGTCGTACCGAGAAGCGCAACGACGTCAGACACAACCTGATGTACTCACCGACGATCGACAACGCTCTACGCAACACCGGTTGGGGTCTCTACAACTCGATCACCGAGATCGAGCAGTGGGGTAAGGACACCATGCCGACTGTCTCGCAGAGCGAACAGCAACTCGGCAACCATCTCGGCATCGTGCCGATGACCACAACGTCGGATCGGGTGTATCGCCTGATGGACCGCTGGCTCATCGACGCCTGACGGTGATACAAGAGTGGCCGGGGTCATGCCCCGACAGCAGACCCCGGCCACAACACCGACAGGAGAGTCAGTGACAGAGAACGAGCATAGCGTCGACATCACGTCAGACACTGGACCATTCGCCATCATCCCTGAGTGGGTGATCACATCGACGGTCAGTCACGGTGCGGTACGTCTGTACGCACTGTTGGCGAGGTACGCCGACTACACAACTGGTCGAGCGTTCCCGAGTCGCAAGACACTCGCTACAAGACTTGGGACATCGAGTGACACGGTGGACAGGTTCGTGAAGGAGTTGATCGAGATTGAGGCCATCGAGGTCCGTCGACGATCTGATGGCAAGGCTTACACGAGCAATCTGTACATCGTGAAGCGTGTCAAGGGTGACCGCACTGATGCGACTACTGGCCGCACCGATGCGGCTACCCCTGACCGCACCGATGCGACTAGGGGTGACCGCACCAGTGCCGAACTAACGAGAACCAGTAAACGAGAACCAACTGATCGAGAGATAAGTACATCTCACTCAGTCGATGTCGAGCGAGTATTCGTGGCATGGATCGAGTCGACCGGTCGAGACAGGTCGAGGACGAAACTCGACAGCAAGCGTCGACGGTGTATCGAGTGGGCGCTCAAGACTTATCCACTCGACGACGTGTTGTCGGCGGTCGATGGTTGGCGACACTCGGCGTTTCACCGAGGCGAGAACGAGGCCGGTAAGTGTTACAACGACATCACGTTGATCCTGCGTAACAGTGAGAAGATCGAGTACTTCAGAGATCGACATCAGAACCCCGACACGTCAACCAAGCGAGGCGTGACCGGGACATGGCAACGCTTGGCACAGATGATGGGAGATGACCATGAGTAAGCAGGCGGTGATCAAGGGTCTGGCGATGTTGTCGGCGGCGTACATGAAGGAGATCCCCGACCAGACGATCGCTCTGTACGTGTCTGGTCTGTGCGAGATCGACGACGGTCTACTGCTCGGATCGATCGAGGACATCATCGTGACGAGCAAGTACTTCCCGACGATCGCAGACATACGTGACGGTGCTGTGGCACGTGCTCTGCCTGCTGGTCGAGCACCGACCAAGGAGTCGGCGTGGCACGAGGTCACCACAGCGATCAAGACAGTCGGTCACGTTCAGGTCACGTACCCTGATTGCGAGCGGTGTCGCAACAGCAGACTCGTCGTGTACGAGACCGACACCGCTGGTGTCGAGCGGTACGGTCGGTGTCACTGTGTACTCGACCTGCCAGCGGCGATGCCTGACTGGTCACACCCGATGATCGGTGAGACGGTGGTCAAGATCGGCGGCTACAACTCGCTCACAAGTCTGAGCGATCGAGGTCTGTCGTCGGCACGTAGTCGCTTCTTCGACGTGTATCAGCAGGCCATGAGTCGTGTCACGATGTCGATCTACGCAGACAAGCCCGAGACACGTCGAGAGTTGTACCCGTGAAGCGCTCTGGTCCGTTGCGTCGACTGACACCGCTCAAGCAGACGTCGAGTCTCAAGCGAGATACACCCCTCAAGCCTGTGTCACGTAAGCGAGCGGCAGAGAACAGAGAACGACGCAAGGTCATCGCTCAAGTGTTGAGGACTCGATCGATGTGCGAGGCAGGTCAAGCGATACAGACCGTCGACCGCAACCACGTCTGTCGACGTACACCCGACGACGTACACGAGCCGCTCACACGAGCACGAGGCGGCTCGATCACCGACCCCGAGAACATGGTCGTGATCTGTCGAGCGTGTCACGACTGGGTTCATACACACCCCGAGGCCGCTACATCTGTGGGATTACTCGTACACTCATACAACGGTGGCTATGATGCGGTAGGTGAAGCAGTGGTCGATCGAGGACACGGTGAGACCGTGGACAACGAACGCCGAGCGCACATGGCATCACCACAAGCGAGCACGACTGGTGAAGGAGACACGGGAGAGATGGTACGTACTAGCGAAGCAGGCGCAGATACCACGTCTGTCGCAGATCACAGTCGCCGTCATACCACTGGCGAAGGATCGACGGTGGAGACCTGATGTCGGCGCTTGCTACCCATCGGTCAAGGCCGCTGTCGACGGACTCGTCGACGCCGGTGTCATACCTGACGACAACCCCGAGCACCTGTACTCGATCACGTTCTACTCAGTTCAGGTCGTCGGTCGAGACGGTCTACGTCTCGTGATTGGAGAACGAACATGAACACACTGACACAGATCGATCTTGAGACAGAGATGATCCGTATCTGTAATCGCATGGAGACGGACATCGAACTACTCGCAGACCTATCGACACAACGAGCAGAGGCAGAGTCGGCGTACAAGTACAAACACGCACGAGCCTTGATCGAGACTGTCGAGAAGATGCCTGTCGGTACGAAGGACGCTCTCGCACACCTGCGAGCCGCTGACGACTACCGGCAGTGGAAGTTGCTAGAAGGCCGGGAGAAGGCAACACAACAATCACTCGTCGCATCGAGATCCCGGCTCGATGCCTTACGAACAATCTGCGCAAACGTGCGAGCAGTAGGAGGCTGAACCATGTCGAACAAACTCGACGAGGCACGAGAGATCACTCTGAAGATGCGACAGTTGGAGCGTGACATCATCACGCTCAACAACCAGCGTCGAGAGTTGATCCGTCAGACGTGGCGTGAGGACCACGTACCACAGCGAGCGATCGCTACCGCACTCGGTCTGACCAACCAGACCGTATGGAACGAGATACACAGGAAGGACGACAACGATGGCGCTATTGCCGAGTGAGTACGAACTCGTCGACACGACGACACTTCACCTACACCCCGAGAACGCACGTCGAGGCAACATCGACAGGCTTGAGGAGTCCATCAGGGTCAACGGCTTCTACGGTGCGATCGTGGCACAGAGGTCGACACGACAGATCGTGGTCGGCAACCACCGCTATCA